ATTCCTTCTCTTAACAATGGACTTCCATAAGTCTCTTGATTAAGAATTGGTCTACTTGCACTATCTGTAAGTTGTTGGATTTGTCCTAATGTTTTTGGATTCCAATAAGATATATCTGGTTGATCATGGTTATCTTTAAGAATTTCGGTAATAGCAGCTTGGGGTGCAGCAACAGTAATTGCAGCACCTGTTAACGCACTGGCAGTTCCAGAAGCGTTTGTCAAACCAGCATTTCCTAATGCATCAACGGCGTTAGTCATTGAGGCAGTATTATTCAATCCTGTAAAGTTTGTACCATCACCAGTAATCATATCAGAATCTATTGCTAAAGCAATATCTGTAGCCATTTGCTCTACTAAATTATCTGCAACATTAACATTGTTATCTTCTAACACTTCAGATGAAGCTTCTGTTAAAGCAGCGACTTTCTTAGCAGTCAAAGTTATCCTTCCGTAAGCAGGTTGAGCAGCAGTAATTGATCCTAATTCACTAGGCCAATATGCAGTTGTTCCAGCAGTTACTTTGGGAATATACTTTGTGAGTCCAGCCATTTGCCTAATATCACAATCATTCATCACAATCGCTTTTCCTTGAACTAAAGCAAGTAATCTATTACTAAACTCTGACGGAACTAAATAAAGTCCTGTTGAGCTAGTAGCTTCGTTTAATGCTTTTAAAACGTCTGTCATTAAGCTAACACCATGGATTCACCAATTGCTCCCTCTGACTTGAATAATCCTTGCATCAAAGCTAATTCACCTAAGCTTTTTTGCTTCAAAGTGTCTTCCATCTTCGCAACATTTTGTTCCGGAGAGAGTCCTCTTTGAACGTCTGCTTCGTTAATTGCTTTCTTGAGTGCTTGTGCTAACATGTCTGTCATTGTTTCAACATTCACGCTCTTTGCAGCATTATCCTCTGCCTTTTCCTCAACTTTCTCTTCCGGTTTTTCCTCAACTTCTACTTTAGTAGCTTCAGCTTCAGGCTTTTCCTCGCTTTCCTTTTCTTGTTCTGGCATTCGGTTTTCCTCTTTATTTAATTGATCACTTGGCTCTTCTTCCAGTTCAGTTTCTGTCAAAGCTTTTATGAGTGAATATGATTTGTGTGCTTCTGGGTACATTGGGATTCCACAACAAGACGTTTCCCATAACCTAATTTTTCCCCATTCTTTTATTCTTTTCATTTTCCTACCATTTTTCCCCCACATTTAGGACAGGTCCCACAAGGTTGTCCTTTTGTGTGTTTTGATTTATAATTACATTTAGGGCATATACAATAATCTGCTCCGCCATCTCCTTGCTTTTCTCCATCAACTCCTTGGCCTTCCCCCCTTGCTTTTTGTAGAGGCACATCATCAATAGATTCTTCTATTACCTTCGGTGCACCTTCAGGAGTTCCACCAATACTAAATCCTATTGGCATTCCTTCTTGTAGATAATTCCAAAATGTGTCTGCATCTGGATGTGATTTATTTAATCTAACAACTGCTTTCAAATGATTTCCTTCTTGCCTTCCGTCTACCCATACTCCCATCATTCCTTTCCAAGAATAAACACCAGTTTGTCCTGTGCTTGGATCTCTTCCATGATCTGCAAAGAAAGGAATAGAACTTGATTTAAATTGGTTAACCATGTCATCAATTCCCTCTTGAGACATTCGTTCATTTTGACGATCATTGTCTAAGCCAGAAACAATTACCTCAACAAACCTTTGTTTTCCTTTTTCAAAAGTTTGTCCAGATTTTTTAATATCTTCAGTCATTGCTTCTTCCCACATTTTACTAATGGGTGTCATAAAAGAAAAAGATTTCTTGATCTTTTCTTCAGCTTGGGTTTTAATATTCTCAGTCATAGTTATCCTCTCAATCGAATAACTCAACAAACCTTTTAAACATTGCTAAAATTTTACATAAATAAATTAAAGAGAAACCTTGACAAAATTATACATTCTCTCAGTTCTAAACTCTTCTGACCGAGCAACATTAGTTTTATATTTCCAATTTCCATCGGAAAAGAATAAGATAAATTCAGTGTCTGTTTCAATATACATTACATTTCCTTTAGTAAAATTACCTAAGCCAACTTTCTGTTCTACTATGGCAATAAAGCTTCCCAGGTCAACGCTTAGGGCATCTGAGAATGATTTAGAGATAGCCTTCAGCTTGTTATCTGTTTTCTCTTTTGGCTTTTGATCTATTCCTTGCTCTCTCTTTTTATCCTGAGCCATGTCAATATTTTTATCAGAGCCTGTTGGTTTTCCCATAGTTCCTTTAGGTATTCTTGGATCCATACCTATTCTCTCTCTTGCTTCTTCCAGGGTGATTGCTCCAACCTCAACGAGTATTCTAATAATTTCTGCTTCACGCATTTCATCAATCTTGTAACTCCTTTTAAATTGTAACGCAACATCAAACTTGTTCCATAACTCTTTATTTAAAATATTTTCGAAGTGTTTTTGAATAAAACTAATCTTCTTATGATAACCGGTTTCAATTTTTCCAGTAGCTTGTGCAGATGGATCTTTTGAATTAGAAGAAATATAATTAACTCTGTGTGGAGGAACACCCAAACCCATAAACACTTTCATAGTAAAATGTTCTATTAACTTAGAAAACTCCATATCTTTGTTAAACTTATTAACTTGTTCAACATCAACTTGTCCAGTTAACACCATGGAACGATACTTCTCATCCTTCTTTTTCAATTCAGTTAATTCTCTTTTAAGTAATTTATAATTCCTTCCATCAGGATTCTCTTCAGGCATTTTAAATAAAAAGTATGGGACTCCGTCATTCTCAAAGTATTTGCCTGCAAACTCTTTAGCAAATATTAATGTTCCAATATCTGAAAGAATTGGTTCAAGTGGAGACACTCCGTATGGATGACCTATTGTTTTCAAGTGAATCATATCTTCTGGTAAATAAACTCTCTTTTTCCCATGAATTTCTTGCTGGTAAGAAAGAATCTTTCCAGTTTCATCAAAGTTTATTTTGATAGTTGAGGGGTCTAATACTTGCAAATCTTTAGGAGTTTCTAATTCCTGGTTGACTATCTTAACAATCTCCCCTTTCTTCACATCAACATTGAATTGCTTTTTCAGAGCAGTAGTCATATTCTCGAGTATACTTTTGATTGAATCAGAATTAACACTCAGTTTTAAGATGTACCCATTCCCCCCAATCAAGTAATCCCAAAGACCATCTGATAACTTTTTATAAAAATCTGCTCTAACAGCAAACTTCTGGGCCTTACCAACTTGTCCTTTTCCTTTCTTTGCATTATCACTATAGGGATTAAATCTCCATTCATCAGCCATGATGTCTTCGACTTGTGCAAAGATGGATGCAGAGACTTCCGGTGAGGTTTTAACTACTTTATAGAGGGTTTCAATATTAACGTTTTTTTCTGAACTAAATATATCTTTAGCAATTCCTGCAAAGTCTGCATGAGGAACATAACCAACTTCCAAACCTCTTACAGAAGTTTTTATTAATTTGGGGGATTGTTTGCTATGCTGTGCCATATACAGCTATAAAAGGCAAGATTTATATACTTTGTGGTTCTTTTACATAAATGGTATCAATAGGCAAATATGACTATCCGGATGATGTCATGGAAACTGTGAAAATTCCAAAGATCTTGAGGGAAGGAGTTAATAAAATATTCAAAACAAAAGGAATAAATAAATCCAAACTTATCGAAGAGTTTTATAAAACTATTCTCTTGAGATTTAAGGAAGGAAGCCTAGCAGCGTCTAATGGTTTCTTGACTTTAAACATTTTTAGGGAACCAATTTGTAAATCAAACCCCTCTAATTGAAACAACCCCATAAATATTCTGTGAGGCCCTGTTCGCCATTGCCAGAGCATCTGCACAATCATCATATTTTCCTGAATGGAATTTAGGTCTTACTGTTTGCCCAGGTCTGAGATCAATCTTTAAAGCAATATCATTTAACTCTCTGATTAATTGCTGAGTAAAAGCATAAGCAAGATCATCCTTCTTGTTGGGTAATTCTAAGTTAAAGGTTTCAAACTCTCGTCTGAGATCAGTGTACATATTTATTTTGTTATCATAAGTTACCTTTAACATTTCAACATTTGGGAAAAGCCCTTGAATATCTCTTGCTTGCTTGTCACCTAGACCGGTCGCATCTATTATACATTTGTTTGGTTTAAAATCCTCATAGATTTGTCGTAACTTTTTTGTTTGGTCTTCAAATGTTCCACGAAATCTGTATGCCATGACTAATCTTTTTCTATCAGCGTTAACTCCAATCACAACCATAACAACATAATCTCCCTTAGGTGTTCTAGCCACATCATAACCAACATAATATCTTTCATCCTTTCTTCCAAAAGGCAAGAAACCTATCTTCTCAGAAATATTTGGTTTAATAATTTCCATTGGAAATAGAGAGTTAGCTGAACTAATTGGGATTAACATATACTCTTGCGCGTAAGGAAGCTCTCCCATTTCTTTTCTAATTTTAATTAAACTCTTTTGGGTGTCTGTGTCGTGTGGAAGATGAGTATAAACTTGGGGCCAAAGAGGAAGTCCATTCTTTTCTGCTGGATAAGAACCACCGTAGTATTCATCATTCTCTTTTAACTCTGCTAATAAATCTGAAGAAGATTTAGGAGTTCCAATCACTGTTACTTTTCCTCTTTTAATTTGAACTGTACCAAGGACTGCTGTCCAAAAGATAGATTTGTCCTCATACTCTCCAATTTCATCACAAAGAACATCATCTGGGTGCCACATTCTGACTGATTCATTGTAGGGTTTACAATAAAAAATAGAACCATTGACTAATTCCAACTCCGTTGCACGCCAGGTTGCATCTCGATTCTCTGGAACAAATTGTTTCAACACGTCGTTCCCAGTTAACATATTCTTGACTATCTTTAGAACCATCTTAGCTTGGGACTCTCTAAAGGAAATAATTAATGTTTCTCTCGGTGATTGAAAGATTGCTTTCCATAAATAATAACCTGCAAAGAAATATGTTTTACCTGAACCTCTAAATGCTTCTATCCAAAGTCTTGAATATTTTTCAGCAGAAGTATACCACTCTCTGTGATAATCAGCAAGTTGAAACCCCAACACATGTTCAGCAAAAAATAAATAATCAAAGTAACATCTTGACCAGAACTCTTCCATCTTTGTCTCCGAGTGGCCCTTTGCATGCTTTAAAATCTCAGAAATTGTTCGCATATCATAATTCCCTCTCAAACAAGTCTATCCATTCTTTTGAAATTACATCCCAACTAAGGGTTTTAGAAAATTCTATTCCTTTTTTAGACATTTCTTTTAATAACTTCTTTCCACTTTTCCAGTCAGCATAATATTTTTCAAGTAATTCCTGTATATGCTTATCATCAGGGATTGCGTTGCTAACTCCGTTGGTCCCAACAATAGAAACTTCTCTTCCATGACTATCTTTTATCATATTAATTAACTCTCCTGCTTGAGCTAATTCTGGGCCTGTTGTATTATCACTCATCAAAATTGGTACACCGGCGGATTGGCATTCAATTGCTGGCATCCCAAAGCCTTCTCCACCTGACGGATAAAGAAAAATATCCATTAAATTATAAATTTCATTTACAGAGTCTGGTGTAATTTTCTGTCTTTCTTTAATATCTAAATTTGTTCTAGTCAAGATTATTCTTTTTGAGGCAGTCAGGTCTTCTCCAATTTCCTGTTCATTTTTCCAGATAATAGCATTCATTGCCCAACCTCTTCCTTCTCCAGCAGGAGGGGTAGCATCTGTGTGAAGTAATAAACAAACATCTTTCTTTCCTTTAGCAAAGTTTGCAAAACCCTTAATCCAGTATGGTTGCATTTTTCTTATTTGATTTCTTCCAATAAACCCAACAACAAACCGATCATCAAGATTAAACCTCTTTCTTACACTCTCTCTATCTTTAAGGGGATGGAAAACATCATTGTCTACACCGACTAAAATAGCAGGAGCTTTTTTAACCCCGTGTTTGATTGCACTCATTTCACCAAATTTACTCATAGAAATTACTATATCTGGTGCTTGAAACATTTCATCCCAATAAAGAGCCCAGTCCGGTGTATCCACCGGAACATAAGCTACCCATTTTCCTCTCCATCCTCTTTTCTTTGCATCAAATATTGCTTTAACAAAACCTAATTGTTTCCCAACATCTGCTAAAGTAACTAGAAATTCTGGTTGTAGACTTAATAAATTAGGAACAACTGTATCAACTCCCATGTCTGATCTTCCGGTTGGCAATCTGTGATAGCCTTCTTTGGTTGTAAACTCACGATCAATTTGTTGCCAACCTACATGATAGAATTTCCAGTCTGGTTTCAATTGGGTCCATTTACTTAAAAGATTTTCCCATATACTTCCGTACCCTGTCGAGGAGAGAGGGTTGTCTCCGTACGAAATAATTGTTGTCATTTGAATGCGTGAAAGACCCCCCGATGATTACTTTGATGAATTAATTTTACCGTTTCAAATCCTGCTGCTAAAAGCATTGCAACCACACAAGGAGGGTTAGGACCACACCAAGTCCCTGGATCATTATTACATTCCTTCTTTGGATAAAAAGCAAGAGCTGGTCTGTCCATGTCTTCTAAATCTAAATGAGTTTCAAGAATACACAGACCACCTTCTTTGGTAATGTCAAACATTCTTCTGCACATTCCAAAAGGATCTTCCATATGATAAAGAATACCTAAACATAAAGTTAAATCAAACTGATCTACCTCTGTTGCAGATAAGTCCATTACTTCAATCTCTTTACTTTCTACTTTTGAATTTAACGTTTTGTGTGCAAAGTTAAATCCTTTTTTACCAGTATGATGAACTTCTTTATTCAATTGAACATCAAAAGAAGGACCTTCTTCCCACATTACAGTATCAATAGCTAAAACTTTTGCTCCTCGCTTTTCTGCTTCAAAACTAAAGAAACCATCCCAAGCACCTACATCAATTACTTTTTTCCCTCTTAAATCTTCTGGCATTCTAATTACTTGTAATTTTGCATAACTAAAATCTCTTCCTGGAGTGTTAATTCCATTCAAGTCAATCTGGTGCCACCAGGCGATATTGTTCATTTCCATCAACTCTTCTGGGGTCATTTGCCCCACCTTTTATCCATCTCTTTAACAACTTCTTCCCTATTTTCTCCTTCAACAGTTATCCATTCCTCTTCAATAATATTACCTAGCGGATTGATCTTTCTTCTTCCTTGATTTATTTTAAATGGAATCTTGTTGTTTTCTTTTTTAGTCATGGGATTGAATTGCCTCCTTTAACTTACGAGCAGTTTCTTTCCAACTCCACACTTTTCTAATCTCTTCAGAATTAACAATTGCCTTGTTTCTTAAATCATCTTTATTTTCAAAAGCAAATCTTAATTGTTGTTTGATGCTTTCTAAATCTGGCTCCGCCAACATATTTCCTTCTTCATAGAAATGTCTATCTCCTTGCTTGACAGTAGGAGCATCTATCCAAAGAACAGAATCTTTTCCTTTACAGAAATCCATATGCCCTGAGTTTTCATCTTTTGTTACTATCACAGGTAGACCACAAGCCATTGCATTTATGATAGTCAAACCAAAAGATTCACCTTTAGTTGGGGAAACAAAACAATCAGACTTCTGATAATGTTTAGCTAATTCTTCTTCTTTAAGAAATTCATTATTAAAGATTATATTTTTATTTTCATGTCCAAGAAGAGTTTTAATACACTGATTATAATCTGGATTAGCTGCCCAGAAAGTTCCAATCTTTAAAAGCAATTTGACTTTCTCATCTTTAAACTCTTCATCAAAAGCTCTGATTAATAAATCCGTTCCTTTTCTATCCCCTTCATTTCCAGTCCAGGAGTTAACTGATAAAAACACAAAGTCTTCATTTTCTTTTCTTGCTATTGGTTTGTACATCTCTGGATTAGTTCCATAAGGAATAACTTCTATTGGTACTTGAATGTGATTCCACTTGAATAAATTTTTAGTTGCGTTTGACGGAACAAATAACTTTTCAATAGATCGATTCATCAAACCAGCCCAACCTTTTAATAAAAGAGTGCCTTCATGCAAAAAATATCCAAATAGTTTACCATGCCCTTCTCTCCAGTATTGAGGGTAATCTGCAAAGATTGTGTTTGCATCTTTTACATTAATTGAATTGTTTAAATGAGCTAACCCTTCATTTTCAAATCCTTCTTTCCAAGGGTCTGTTACTTGAACTTTTACATCTAATTTGATTAATTCTTTTACTATTTCTCTATTTGCTGTTGCAATCCCTGTTGGGTTAAAGAGATTTCCTTTGAATAGAGTTTCATTTTGGTGCTTTTTCTAAGTACATAAAAACTGGTTTATTGTGAGAGAACATTTCTTTGGTCATCTGAAGTGTTTCTTCAACTGATTTTGGTTCAAGTAAAGGAATCTTCAATGCTTCGCAAAGGAGTTTCAAATTGCTTGTTATGTGTGTTGGGCCTAGGTCTGGGTAATCTCCATAAGAAACAAGCTTAACATTTTGTTTTTGCTGCATTACATTTAACTTAATTGATTCAAAAGGTCTTTCAATCAAAAAAGGAGTGATTGTATAAACTACTGGTTTTAAACCTTCCATAGCCATTCCAGCAGCCATTCCAATTGTTGCCTGTTCTGCAATCCCTGTATTAAGTAAATTATCTGGGCATTCTTCTTTAAGAGTTTCAAAAACCCCAAATCCTATGTCTGCACATAGAACATAAATAGTCTTGTCTTTTTTAATCATTTCTGCTAATAGTTTACCAAATTGGTATCTCATTTTAAGTTTTCCAATGCCTCCTTCATTACTTCTGGTTTTTCATGTAAATACATAACATGATGTGTTGGGTTCTTTTCCAGAAATGGAATCCCGTAACCTTTGATTGTGTCAAGAATTACAACATTTAATCCAGTCTTTAAGTTTTTCATTTCTGACATGCTCTCATTTGAATGTCCATTAACTCTTAAAACATTAAAACCAAACGCTTCAAATTTCTTTTTCATCGTCTGATAATCTTCTCCCATAATCTTTTCAACAGAATCAATTGCTTGGTATTTGTTCCAATCAACTAAGATAATCAGATTAGTAATCTTAAACTGCTTGATTACATTTAAGCATTCCCAGATCATTCCTTCTTGTAATTCACCATCACCAATCATGCAATAAACATTTCCTTTGTCTCCCTTTAATCTTTTAGCATAAGCTCTTCCAAGAGCAATACTCAAGCCATGTCCAAGGGAACCACCAGTAGCTTCTACTCCGCTTTCTGGATCATATTCTAAGTGTATGGTCCATCTTGGTGTTAATCCCATCTCTTCATTAACAACGTGAAGTGCGGGGGCCCCATGTCCTTTACTCATTATAAAAAGATCATCCTCTGTCTTAATCTCTCTGTAAAGATAAGCAACAGCATCAACACAACTCATAGAAGAGCCATAGTGCCCATGCTTGTGTTTAAATCCTTGATTTATTATTCTTCTTCTTAAATCTTTGTTTATCATTTTTGGACTGCCCAGTCAATCACTTGTAATTTTAATTTTTCTAAATCATTATTTATAAATTCCTTAACTGCTTTAGTTACTCCTGGATGTCTTGGATCTTCAAAATCATGTCCTGCCAACACACCACCCTTTTTTAGTTTTGGATAATAGTTTTCAATATCTGATTTAACATACTCATAGTTATGATTTCCGTCAATATAAACAAAATCTAATTCATCTGGAATGTCATCTAGTGCTTCGTCAGACATCTTTTCAACCCATACAATTTTCTCATGGTGTTTCTTTAAGATTGTATGAGCAACCCCTTTAGCATATTGTCTTGTAGCATCTGCCAATGCTTCCCCAGGAACGTCAGTAAAACCATCACGATATTCAATCCCATCTTTTCCAGTATAACCAAGATAAGGATCAACTAAATACAAAGTTTTAATGTCTAACTTGTCAAGCATTTCGCGAGCATTCCATCCTTCATCTACTCCAATTTCTACCCCAACCAATGGTCCTTTCAAAACTTGGCTAAAATAACCACCTGAAGATTTCATATGAAATTAACTCCATCTGGTTTATCTAAGTAATCTGAAACAAACTCATTTATTTTATCATGCCTACAACATCCTTCACACTCTGTATGAACATCAAAATCATTCTTCATTCTATCTATAAGCTTCCAATATTTTTCGCTCTTTAAAATTTCTTCTAAACTTTGTTCATTTAAATCTCCATATTCAAATTCAGGATTCCCAAAGAGATAACCACAAGGGTAACATTTCCCATTTCCACTCACTTGAAAGATGAAAGGAGCATCAACACAATGGTCATATGGTCTTCCTTTTCCTGCTTCCATAAAATCCCATTTCACCACAATATCTGTTTTGTCATCTGACATTTTCTCACAATCTTTTAAAACTTTTATTACTTCTGGTTTATCATAATCAGTTACATCAAAATGCACATCTGCGACTTGGCCCGGTTCTGGGAGTGAACATTGTTTAATTAACAAATAATCAACTCCAAGTTTCTTTGCTAATTTAGATTCTTTGATTATGTCTTCGTCCATTAACCCAGGAACATAGACTGCTTGCAAACCAAGATCACAAGTATAACCTTTATCTTTTTTCATCTGAACCATTGCTTTAATGTTTTCAACAACTTGATCAAATTTATCTACTCTATGAATTTTCATATAACCTTCTCTATCCCCAGCAGAAAGATTAAATCTCATCCATGTATTATTTCGTAAAACATTTTCTCTTTTGTGATCGTTGTTTAATAAAATTCCATTAGTAGAAAAAGCCATATCTAATCCATTCTCTTTACCAACATCCATTGCATCATAAATATGTTTGTTTACTGTTGGTTCTCCATCACCAATTATTTCCATTGCTTTTACACCCAATCTAGGTGCAGTTCTAAACAAATCAATTAAAGGTTCTCTATCTATGCTAGACTTTTGATCTTTACCTTGAAAATTTCCATAACAATAAACACAATCAGCATTACACATTTTTGTTGCACCCATGTTAATTAAAAGTGGTGCTACTCTTTTTCCTTCATCATAGTGCTCTTTAACACTATCCATGTGCCAAAGCATTTTAGTCCCATCCATTAATCTTTTCATCTTTTTAATCCCTCCTCAAAATCTATTTGTTTAGAAGGTTCATGCAAATTAGAACCGTTTCCTCTGCTCTTTTGACTTGATGGAACAGCCCATTCACCAAATTCTAATTTTAAATACTCTTCAACTGGGTAAGGACAATTAAATGAGCTATCTGCAAATCTGACTTTATTAGTTTCTACCATAAAGGGTTTTCGATCGTCTAACATTTTAAAATAAACATCTAACCAATTAGAACCATACAAGACATGTCTATTAATTTCTTCCCCCTCAGCATTTGAAAATTTGTTTGAATGAGTATGCTCCATTGTGAATTTGTTTGCTTCAAGTTCTTTAAATAATTCTCTAACTTTGTCTCTTGGAGCATCCACAAAAACATCTATATCATTATCCCCTTGAATGAAATTATGATCCCTATACAAACCTAAACAAGTTCCTTGAAGAAGATAATATTTAACTCCTACTTTTTTACAAATATCATCAAATTTAAGTAAAATTTCTTTCATTTTATTTTCTCTTTTATTTTAGTTGAGCTTTGAATTGGATAGTATGGCATTTTGATTACTTTAATACTATACTTTTCAGAGGTTTTAAATGTTTCTACTAAATCTTCATCTGAATGGCTTGAACTTTCCACCAAAATATCTGGTTTAATGTCTTTAATATTATTAATTGGAGAGTAATCTGCTTGTGGAACTACGCAGTCAACACACTTGAGTGATTTGATTAATCTCATTCTTTCAGAAAAAGATAAGATTGGTTTTTTCTTTTTCTCCATCACTGCCTCGTCGGTTAAAACTCCAACAATTAATTTATCACCCAATGCTTTTGAATTTTCTAAATGAAGTATGTGTCCTACATGCAAGAGGTCAGCAACGACATAAGCATAAACTATAACTTTTTCCATGCCATATTTGCCTCCGATTTTATTGGTTTGAATAAATCAACATCTTTCTGAACTATCCTTTTTGTATCTTTATCAGTAGAATGATAATCGTGCCAAACAATTAATTTTGGTTTTAATTTTAATGCAAGTTCTGTATCTCTTTTAACATTATTGTGATCTCCATCAATAAAAACCATTTCATAAGTTTCACCTTCACTCACATGATAGGCTCCACTATCAACAACTGTTGTATAAATTAAATCTTCCCAGTGAGGATGAATGTCAATAGACTTCCATTTGTTTATATTCGGATGAGAGATAAGTAATCTTGTGGTGAAACCTTTAAATGTTCCAATCTCAAAAAAAGAATGAATCTCACACTCTTCAACTAATCTCATCAAAACTTGATGATCCTCTTTGGTTGGCTGCCACTCCTCTATTTTACCACCATGCTCTTCCCAGTATTTATCTACGATTTCCATACAAACTCGTTTAGCACATAAGCTATATGTTTAATTCCTATATAAGTTAAAGTGATTGCAGTCATTGCTTTCCAGCTCCCAGTAATTGAGTAAGTAATGATTCCTAAAATAATATTCCCACAAAGTGTTTCGTAAGTAAACATTTTATACAACTTTCTTTTGAATCCTTGTATCTTTGATCTTAACCAAAGTCTTTCATGTACATAAAAAACTATTAAGAAAACACTATGATGAATCACTGTAATCAGACCAGTAGCAATCCAACTCTTTGTATAAAAATAAGTTACTGCTGCTAAGATTATCACTCCACAAATTCTCCAGATGATACTCTTGACTGCACTCTTCAGTTTACTATCCATTTTTTTTAGCTTCCTTAATTTTATTAAATGCTTCCTCTTGATGGTCTGCCCATTGTTTGTGCGCACCAGTCGAGTGATCCATCTCTTGAGTAGAATAAATAAACTTGTACTCCTCGTCTTTTGGACCAAACCCTGCATTGACAGAACGATGTTCAATCAC